TAGTTTTTTAAAGTTTATAAATAAGTGGGGTTTTTACACCCCACCGTTAATTAGTCTTATGCGTAGATAACTACGTCTGAATTGATTCCCATTGCAACAGCAGCAGTAAATCTCATAATTACACGACAATTCTGTGATCCGTCTAATTCTGCCATATCTAATACTCTAACTTCGTTAGTGTCATTTAATAGACCAGTTCCAAAGAACATATTAGATTTTTGTGCAGCCATCATTGAATGTGCTGGTAAACCTTGAGCAACAACAACTGGAATTCCGTCAAAAGAAAGACCACCGTTGTTAAACCAAGTAGTTCCAGCAGAATTTACACCGTTAGCACCTAAACCGTTAGCACCGAATCCACCTAAAGCACGGATATAAGCACGTGCTACATTTGGAGCTACGTAAATGTAAAGGTCTTCTTTACCATAAACACCACTTGGAATAGCGTCTACTACTTTGCCCATTTCGTCAATTACGTTAGCAGCAGTTACACCAGTACCAGTTACTGCAACACAACCACTACCACCAGCAGTTGCTAAATAGTAAAATCCGTCAAATTCACCAGCAGAAGCAGTTTGACCAGCCCAAATGTTAGATTCAATTTTAGAAGCTACTTTAGAAGCAGTATGTGCAATAACAAAGTCAGAAAGACTTGGTGCTAATTTATCAAAAGCAGAGTAACCCATTTGTTCAGCTTCCCAAGAATTAACTAAATCTTTTTTACAAATATCCACGTTTACCTGAAATTCTTCTGGTTGGATAATTTTTTCTGTCATTGTTAAAGTACCACTTTGTGTATAGTCACAAGTTGCATTTGCTACAATGTCGTTATAAGAACCAACTTGTAAAACACTTTTATATTTTACGTTTGGCATTACTGTAATTAGACCTTTGTCTAATGTTTCAGCTGAAAGTAAAGCAGCAGAAATATATTTCCCACTAAATTCTCCAGCATAAGTTGAGGTTAAAGATACACCCATTTTTATTAGTTTTAATTATTAATTTATTTTTATTCGCTTAATCTGTCCATTACTCTATCAAGTGTAGTACGTCTTCTATTTTGACTATACTTAAACCCTTCAATTTTCTTTTCGTTTTCAGGGTTAAACACTATTGGTTTTGGTTCTTCTTCAGTAGATAGTTCTACTTCTGTTGATCCATTTTCTTTTTCAGTTTCTTTTACTTCCGTGTTTTCAACTGAACTTAATTTTAAACCTTCTAATTCTTTCTTTAAAGATTCGTTTTCTTCTTTAAGTTTTTCCATTTCAGAAAAGAAAGACTCTTTAGTAATTGATTCAATTACTTTTTTAGGTGCTTTAGTTTCTTCTGCGTATTCTTCTTTTTCTTCAGACTTCGCTTCTTCTTCAGTAACTTCTTCAGTAGTTTCTTCTTCTTCTTTAGCTTCTTTAATTTCAGCTATCACACCTTCTTCTTTAACTACTACCATTCTTCCGTCTTCAAGTGTGTAGTCACCTACTGGCATACTTACTTTACCGTCTTCTGTTACTATTTCAATTGAAGCACCTTCTTCAAAATCACTTTCTACGATTGTTAAACCGTCTTCAAGTTTCATTTGTGCTAATCTTACTTCTTCGCTTTCAACACCTAAAAGTGTTTTTATCTTTGTTAAAATTTCAGTTGTATTCATTTTTTTTTATTTTATTATCTTACTTTTGAAAATTCTTTAGCCATTTTATTTGCAAATCTTTCAGCTTCTGCATATTTTTTAAATGATTTTTGACCTTCGACATAATCTTTGCTTTCTTTAGCATTTATACCTAAATCTTTTGCTTTCTTTTCAAAATTGTCTAACATTCGAGCCATATCACTTGCCATACTATCACCTAATTCACCCCATTTATAAATAGCACTTATGGTTTCGTTTAATTCTTTTTTTAATCTTTCCCCTCTATTTTGTAAACCTTCAAGTTCTGAATAATATTTTTTATAGCCATTGCTATATTTTTTTATATCATCAATTATTGCAAGTTCTACTTTATGCGTTTCAAGTTCGGTTTTCTTTGGTTCAGAAAATAAACGTTTGTAAACAGATTTTTGTGTATTCATAACTTATTAACTATTTAATTTATTTTTGTTGCGTTTAAGATTAAATTTTTCCTATTCCTTGTGCGTGGATTGTGCCGTCACAACAGTCTACGTGGTAAGTATTATCTTCACATAAACAACCACGTCTACCACCTTTTGGTGATGTCTTACTTGGTGTTGCGTTTTTCCTGGTTCGTCTTTTTTTTGGCTTGTGCATTTATTTATGTTTATGCGCTTAATATTTCAGAAGCAAGTTTTTTAGCTTCTTTTACGTCTTGAAATAGTTTTTGCAAATTCATATCTTTTGGTGAAATTCCTAAATCTTTAGCAATTTTTTCAATATTACTAACTTCTTTTGCAAATTCGTCTGCTTCAGTTTCAATAATTACTGCGTCAAATTTGGCTTTTGATAAACTTTTTTCAGCTTTTTCTTTTATTTTCATTATTAAATTATACTTTTTTTTAGCGTCATCTAATAATGATAATTCAATTTTATGCGTTTCTAATTCCGTCTTTTTACTGAATAGTCTGTTATAAACTGTTTTTGTTGTATTCATTTTTTTACTTTTTAGGATATTTCTTTTTTTTCTTTTTCTTTTTCTTGGTTTCGTATTCCTTAATCATTTTTTTAAGTTCCTCAATTATTTGCTTGTCACGTTCTTGTTGTGTAGCTTCTAATTTACCAAGTTCTTTTAATTTACTTTCAGACCAACGTAAACCAGCAAGACCACCCCAAAGTAAATATGATATATTACCACAGTCATTTGTGTCTGCGTCATCATAGTAAGTTTTAGCACGACTTAAATAAGAATACATACGTTTAATAGTTTCTTCTGTAATTGCTTTGCCTTGTGCTAATTGTTGCGCCCTAACTTTACCAGTTTGTGTAGCACATTTATTATTGTTTTTTTCGTTTAGTTCTATACCACGTTTTGCATTATTACTTACTGCTTGTGGATAGTCAGAATAGCTTTCTAATTCTTGTGCTTCTGTATGTTTTTCGCAAGGCATATACCAAGTCTTACCTTCAAATTCGTGTTCGTGGTAACCTTCACAACCAACGTCTTTAGCTACTTGTAAAGCTTTTTCTTTTGTGCTATATGCGTTACGGTCATCTATTATAGCTATGTCTTCGTCTACTACTACTGACTTAAATTCTTGTTTACTTGCTTCTACTTTTTCAGCAAAATAACCTTCTATACTAAAACCTTTTATTTCACCAGCTTTTACCTTGTCCCAAATTTCAGAATTTTCGACCTTCATAGTAATAAACCAAGTACCAGGTTCAGCATCAAAACCGTATAAATTACTTTTGTCTTGTTCGCTTTCTTTGATCCAACTTTCAACCACAGACATACCGTCAATTTTTTTAGTATGTTCTATTGTAGCATTGTTTTGGTTTGATTCTTTTAGAAATAATTGACTTGCTTTACGTACAGTATCTTTACTGAAAAATATATAATATTCTTCATTCGTCTTTTCGTTACGTCTGTAAATTTGTTTGTTAGGAATTAAAGCAGCACCCATTAACAAACGCTTGTCTTCGTTTATGGTCTTCAATTGTACTTCGTGTTTTTTAAGTGCTACCCAGTCAGATTCTATTGCTGGTTTTTCAACTAAACTTACTGCGTCAATTCCAGCGTTATCGTCTTCTTCGTTTAAGATTAACTCAACTATTTTCATATCTATATAACTAAAATTATTTAAAGTGTTGCGTTTTGTACTCTATTACGGTCTAAACTTTGTGCAGTAGTTACGTCACTTGATACTACAAAAGCTTTTGTTGGTTGTTGGTTTTGTAATTCTGCAAGTTGGTTTATACCACTATCACCGACCACATTAAATTGTGCAGTTGGTGTTGCAGTTGCGCCAGCGTCACTTGGTGCGTCTATACCACCACCACTACTACCACCTTCAAATTTAGTTTGTGAAATTTTTGCAACTTGTGCTACTCCAGTCATTGCTACAATACCAGCTTTTACAAAGTTTGCACCAGTAAGTGCGTCTTGTGGTACTGCTAATTGTGCCGTAATACCTTGTGCCGTGCTTATAACTGCTTGTGCTATACTTATTGCTTTGTTTACTTTAAAAGCTTTCTTTTGTGCTTCTATACCTTCACCAGCAAATGTAGTTACAAGGTCACCAATAGCACTTAAAGCGTTATTAGCTAATTCGAACTGTTTGTCATATCTTTCAGCAATAGCGTTTATTTTTGCTTTTCTATCTGCTGCTTCTTTAGCGTCTATTTCTTTTTTTCTATCTGCTGCTTCTTGTTCGTATCTTTTTTCAATTTCTGCAATAGCAATTTCTTGGTTCTCTTTTAAAACTTGTGTATCAAGACCAAATTGTTTTGCTTGTTCTATTAAATTAAAATATTTATCTTGAACAGCTTGTACTTCAAATTCTTGTTCACTAATTAATCTTTGATTAGCAATTTCTGTTTCAGCTTCTAAAGAAGTTTGAAAGTCTTCACGTAATTTTTTAATGTTTGCTTGTCTTTGTTTTTCTATTTCTCTTTCCTTCTCTAATTTTTTAGCAGCTTCTTCTTCTGTTTTCTTTTTGTCATCAGATTGTGTTTTTTTATTTTCTTTTCGTCTTTTTTCAAATTCAATATCAAGTATTACTAAATCATTTTCTAACTTTAATATTTCTTCTTCTAATTCTAATACATTTGATTCTGACTTTGCTATTGCTGCTAAACCAGCTTGACCAGCTTTACCTCTTATACCACCTTGCGAAGCCATTGCAGTAAATTGGTCTTTAAATACTTTTAATTTTTCTTGTTCAACTAAAAGCGTAGCCATTGCTGCTTTTCTTAATGCAATTTCTTCATTAATTTTTTGCTTTTGTAATTTAGTAGTGTCTTTTCCATTTGCTTTAGCTACTGCAATTTCTCTATCTAAAGCAGACATTCTTGAATTGTGTAATTGTTCTTGTCTTGCTTGTTCTTGTTCTTGTAATTGCTTTTGCACTTCTGCTTCACGTTCACGTTTACTTGCGTTTGCTTCTGCTTCACTATCTGTAATTCCTAACCAGTCACTAACTGCCATTAAACCGTTTTTAATTCCTTCAATACCAGCAAACCAAGCACCAAATAAAGCAATTAAAGTAGTGACAGAAGTAATAATTAATGTTAAAGGATTGGCAGCCATTACCAGGTTTAAAACTTTCTGCGCACCAGCTTGTATGTTAGTTGCTATTGTTTGTAACTTAGTCGCAGCCGTCATAGCTTTGATTGCTTTTGCTCCTTCTTGTATTCCTCTAATACCGTCAGCAATAGCCATAGCAGAATTTACTTTTAAAAGTGCTGCTTCAACTTCTTCTGATTCAGTACCAAATAAACCCATAGCACCTTGTGTAATTGCAAAACCACTTGCAGCACCTTGTAAAGCACCACCAAGTTTTTGCCCCATAGTCATAGCAGCAGCGTCTACGGTCAAGTCTGTATCAATTTGTACCTTTCTATATTTACCTACTTCTTTTGTTAAGTCTTTAAATTCTTGCGTATTCTGTTCACCAGCTAAAGCCATTTGGTAAAGACGGTCTTCCATTTCGCCCATTTCAGCAGTTAAAGGTCTTATATCGTCATAGACTTCTTCAAATGTAGCGTGTAAGTCTTTATTACTTTTTGTAGTGCCGTCTATACTTTTATTTAAGTTTTCAAATTGGTTTCCAACTTGTTCAGCATTCGTGTTTACATCAAGATTTATTGTCCGTTTTTCTGCCATTGTTAAGCTTTTTAAATTTTAAATTTCTTTGTTCTTGCTTGTATATTTCCTTCAAATTATCACTTAACTTGTACTTGCCTTTTGCTATTTCTATTTCTTTACTTATTCCGTAGTGATCCGTTAATTTTAACATTTCTATTATCTTGTCTAACATTTCTTTATGGTTGTGTTATATAAATTGTATAGTCGTTTACTGCACCGTTACAATATGTTTCTGTAACTGTTAAAGCTATACTTTGTTGTGAACTATTTTCTGTTATTACATTTTCAAAAGCTTCTGTAACTACATACTTTCTTAAAATAGGAGGTAATAAACTATTACTTTCTTCTGTTACTATTTTGGTTTGTGGTGTTGCATTTGCTGGTACACATACGCTTATTACTTGGCTACTTGTAACACTACTTGGTGTGATTGTAACACCACCAGTTGTTGTTGCAATTGCAGCAGAACAAACACCATTACTTAAAGTGATTGGAACGTCTACACAATTTGCACCTGGATTTGTAGGTACTGCGATTGGTATTCTTACCTCACGAAAATCTAATAGTAAAGTAAAACTTACTTCACCAGTATTTAGGTTTGACTTCATTTCGTTAATCACGTAACGCTTGTCACGGATCACAACCCTATCATTTAATTCAAGCTTTGTAAGTATGCTTATTGGTAATTGTGTTTTAACACTTACAAGTCTGTTTCTTACATTGAATAAATTAAGCAGATAACTTTCGTAATATGTAGCATATAGATTATTGTAATTTGGTGCTAAATTAAATGTACTTCTGTCAGCACTAAAATTTAAACTAAAGTCTGTTTGACTATTTATATTTACTTCTTGTCCGAAAGGTAAATAGTTTGTGATAGTTTGTTCACCAGTTCCATTGTAAAATTTTACGCTTGTAGTTTGATTCGTGTACATATAAAACAAACACGGTTTTGGTGTATATGGTGAAAGGTTTTCGTCAAGTGCATAAGCTACTTGTAAATCTGTACCAGTAAACTTTTGTCCCATTAAGTTTTCAAATGGTAATTCAATAGTAAATTCGCCACCGTCATAAGGAAAAGATTGTTCCGTGTTTCCGTAGTCACGATAAAATAAAGCTTTAAATTGTTTGTTTATTACACTTTCGCTTTCTTGATATTTAAAAGCTATTTTATTAT